AAGTCCAGCATCTCTAAGAACTCTGGTAGGACTAGATAGAAGAATAAATCATCTCTTATCTTATTGAGTTCAGTAATCATATTAGTGATTACTTGAATATAACTATCCTTAGCAAGATTCTTAGAGAAAGTAATATTAGGATAAACTAAAATCCTAATAGTCTTTGCATATTTTTGATCAGTAAAGAATTTAGCTAGTGTCATCGTATGATATCAATAGAGTCCATATTATTAATATCCCAAGTTTCTAATTCCAATCTGAGTCTTCCATCTTGTTTGAGGTTTTCGTACCTTTTAGAAGCCTTCTTTCTCCACCAAGCCACAATCGAATCAAAAGAGAACCTATCGTAGTTCTCAGCCTTAATAAGCGTATCTGTGTTTCCCAAAATAACTTCTCTAGAATTCTCGAAACCATAAGTAGACATATAAAATCTTTTTTGAGTAGTTACATCCTGCCTAGACTTAATAAATTTAATAAACTCAGTATACTTTACTGGGTGATGTTCCTTAAGAGAATTCTTAATAATAGAAATCATCTTAGTTTGTATCTTAAGCTTTCGACTAGATGCACCTCTATGGATTAATTGTTCACCATCATTCCTTTCAATAAACCATTTATTTAGATTATGATATATGGAATCTGGTAGAGTTAAAAGAAACTTAGATTCTGTATCACCTCTATAACGAATATAAGGTTTTAATCCATCGTACTGACTAGTACCTTTGATGTTACCATACAATGAAGTAGTTTCAAATAAACACATCTCAGTATTATACTTATTATTTAACATCTCTCTTACTTCATGACAAGAACATATCAATGAAAGTAACTTACCACCAAGATAATTAAATCCAAATGGTTGAACAGGAACAATAATAAAACCCATAATGGCTCTCTTATTGAATATAGTAAGATCAGGGACCCCTCCAAGCCACTGATTACGTGGTTTTGAATTAATGATAGGTGAACCCAGTTTAATGAACCCTACAACCTTTCCTGTGGTCGTTTCCTGAACCATTAACTTCATCTGTTTGCCAGGTGCATCTTCATATGTAAATGAAGCTACCAACTCCAATAAAGTATTAAATGTAGAATGTTCTGGTTGAACTATCTTAAAATTCATCTCTTCAGGATGAACAGAGAAATCCTGAAATAGTTCATCTTCATGAGAAAAACCAAAAAGCGTTGGAGGAATTTCCTTTAAACGCTCAATCTTTTTCATACGAAAATAATCATCAATACGGTTTATACCACCATAAGCGTCATGAATCTTACTGACAGCATATAATGTATCTTCTGGAGAGAGAATCATTTAAAATTACAGTCACACATTAGTTCGGTCATACATGCAAGAGTGTTAATCTCTGGATCAACAGCAAATGCAGATTGATATTGATATTTAGCAAAAATCAAAACAGCTTGTGGGATTGATGCAGGTTCCAAAGTAGTATACATCGAATCATAAACTTTACGATACACTGCACTCTGATCATTGTCAAGGTTTTCCACAACCCACTTTCGGACTTTGCTGAAATTTTTGTCTTTCATATTACCAACAAGATCTTTCAGATTAACTTCAGAAACTGTAGTCAGAATTCCAGTGTCAATCTTTCCAATAGAAGAATATCTTTGTAGTTCATTAAGAACACGTCTCCAGTCGGGAAAATATTTCTTAATTACTTCTGCGACAACCTTTGGATCATATTCAACACCTTCCTCCTCAAGAATAGTCCTGATACGCTGGAAGAAGGATCCAGCAATAGACAACTTGTCCTTTCCGTTGATGGCAAAGTCAATGACTGCACATCGGGAATGGAGAGGTTCGATGATTTTGTTTTTGTAGTTACAGGTGAAGATGAATCTACAGTTGTTATGATACGCCTCAATATTTGCCCGTAGGAGGAGTTGTACATCATTGGTTGTGTTATCTGCTTCATCAATGATGATAACTTTTGGTTTTCCATTTGCTTGAAGTGATACGGTCGTCGCAAAATTCTTTGCTTGATTCCGTACTGTATCCAGAAATCGTCCTTCATCAGATCCATTAATTACGTAAAAATCAACACCAAGTTCATTACAAAGAGCTTTTGCAACCGTGGTTTTACCAATACCAGGAGGCCCAGAGAGGAGAAGATTAGGAACCTCTCCCTTCTCAACAAAACTAGTTAACGTAGTTTTGATACTATCTGGTAGAATACAATCTTCAATTTTGTTGGGTCGATACTTTTCAACCCAAATAAAATTACTCATAATCAATTAAATGTAGAGTCAGGTTCTAGTGCAATCAAATACGACAGATTCCATTTGTCATGGGTGAACTGTGAAATGTTAGCAGTAGATACCTGTACATTATACACCCCAGGAAGAATTTTAAGGTTCTCTACTTTGAAATTGAAACAAAATTCATTAGTAGTTTCACCGACTTTGACAGAAAAATTATTAGAAGTGTCATTGTTCTTTGTGCGAACCACAAGATTCATATCACCTTTCTTACCAACCAAAGAAAGGTCGGGAAGTTGGTATACACTTGCTGCACGAAGAAGAGAAGACAAAACTTCATCAGTCAAAGTAAACTCCACATCAATAGTTGGAAGTTCAATATCTTTTTCGGGTGGAGCAGTAATTACACTTGGATCTGAAAAGAAATACTTGACCCTAGACTTTCCACTACGAATAGAAAGATAAGAAGGATTACCAAAATCAAAATCAGGATCCTTAAATAGAGAGAGACCACCCAGAAATTCATTTAGATCATAGACAGCAAAATCATTGCCAAAGGATTCTGGACATTCAAATTTAGCGAGGATATTTTTTGCGGGAGAGATAGTTCTCAGAATATTTCCTTGCTTCACAACCAAAGAAGAATTGATTGTGGAAAAGTTTTTGAGAATATTCAAAGTTTCAACAGAAATTTTCATAATTATTGTGGGTAAGGTTCAGTAACAGTAGATTTATCAGAGAAGTGAAGAAGGAGGAGACCGTAATGAAGGATCTTAATTATATCACGGCGAGCAGTTCCTTTCTTATCGTAACGAGAAGCGTATTTAAGGATATTACTTCGGCAGAATGCTTCAGCATCACCACACGATTCAATTAAGTCCAACGTTTGGATCTTGTCATTACCAGCAGAGTAATGTTGACCATAAGTTCCAGAAATGTAGTCGCGTAACTCCTGTAGGAGTTCTTCTTCATTGTATTTCCAAGCCATAGTTATTTCATAATTGTTAGAGGGATTCTTACCCTCTTGATTATACAAGGTATTTGTGTCTGTGTCAATTGATGTCTGGTGTTTCTTCAGTTTCATCGGTTTCGGGAGCAATAATTTTATCAAAAAGATCAAGGAATGATTGCTTGGTGTCATCATCAAATCGATTTAGACAAACACCAATCGCCTTAGTCTCATTACCAAAAATACTATATGCACGAATAATGTGTACCAGACGACGAGTAGAAATTACTTCATCGATACCACCTTCATTGAAGGTCTTACGGATGATGTCTGCCCATCCAACAAGAGCATCAATGAACTTATCATTCAGACAATCAAGTTCGCGACAATAGTTATTGAGGATCTTAGTCTCAATAGTACTGGTAGGATATTCCTGTTCAAATGTTACTGCAAACCTCTCAAGGAATGCTTCGTTGAGCACATTAGTTCCGATGAATCTTCCGTCATCCGAACCTTTACCTTTTGTATTAGCGGTTGCGAATACGTTGAAACCTTCTGAGGCTTTAACGTATTTGCCAATCTTCTTGAGGAAAACTCCTTTTCCTTCGAGAATAGATTGAAGACAGAGAATTTTGTTACTTGCGAGGTCGATTTCATCAAGGAGCAACACAGCACCCCGTTGCAAGGCCTCAACAACTGGTCCATCATGCCAAACGGTTTCTCCGTTAACAAGACGGAAGCCACCAATAAGATCGTCTTCATCAGTTTCGATAGTAATGTTTACACGGATAAGTTCACGACCAAGTTGAGAACATACTTGTTCGACACCAAAAGTTTTACCATTACCAGAAAGACCAGTAATGAATGATGGATAGAAAATCTTAGACTTGATAATTTTTTTGATGTCATTAAAATTACCAAACGGAACATAGTTTTTATCCTTGTCTGGGATAAGACTAACAACATCAGCAACTACAGGAGTAGCAGACATGGTGTTATAAGTTTGTTCCAATTTTTCTTTTACAGTAAGGTTATATACTCCACGACCAACTTTATAATCTTTCAATCGATCACAAACAGTTGATAAAGAAACATCACTGGTTTCAGCATAATTAATTAGATTTTTACGGGTGACATTGGTTCCGTATTGGGAAACCAGGTCAGAAATCATCACGTCAGTGGAGGTCATTTTTAGTGGAGTTCCTTGGTTACTTGGCTATTATAGTACAGAGTTGGGAGACCGTCAAGCGATTTGATCAACGAATTTAGATAAGATTATCTTATTCATCATTTTGGTTTTCATATATTTCTTGAACTGTCGTCGGATTTTACCCTTAGAGTCATCATGAGATGCTTCAATTACAGCTTGACTTCCATTGAATTCAGAAGATGATGAAAGGACATATAGTTCATCATATCCAATAGAGTCAACTACAAAACATTTAGAAGTATTCCACAGTTTTTTGTAGTAATCATAATTATGATCTCCAGAACCAACGGCTGAACGAATGATGTTTTTAATATCATGAGATTGAGATAACCTAAAACCAACTACATTCGATCCAGTCATCCACTTATAATAACGAATTAAAGCAGAAGTAATATTCACACCACAATA